ATTTTTTTTTTGGGCTTTCATTTTTTTAATTTACCAATTTAAATTATGCTGATTATAAGGGCATTTTTTTAATTGCATGATTAAATTTTCTAATTGTGAAAATTTTAAAAAAACACTTGACAAGATTGTATACAATAAAAACGTGACAAAAAGTGAAAAACATTAAAAATAGTATGCGCAACCCATTTTATATATATGCGCAATATACTTTATAGCCCATTTTCTACCATTTTATGATTTTGGGAGTAAATTTGGGAGTAAACATTGATATACCAAAACAGCATTCTTTTCATCAACTATTGCGGTGTTTTAAATAAACATAGTCGAAATACACTTGCGCACTATCATTTATATGTATGCGCATATCATTTTAACATTAATATTTAATTATGCGCTATTTATTTTATGCTTCTCCCTTGTGTTCCCTTTTTCTTCTCCTTCTGCTGGTGTTCTTCTTCTCCTGTTTGTGTTCCCTTCTCTCTTAGGTGTATAAGCACATATATAGCCTATAAAGCCAATATAAGCCCTATAAGAGATTATAAGCATATAAGAGGTAGAACAACACCAATATATATAAAAGTCTCTCATAATGGCTATATGGGCCAAATAGAAGCATATCATCATAGAAGGATATAACAGCCCTCTTTATGGTACAACCAATCAATAGCCTTCATAACCTTAACCAATTGATAGCATAGCAAGGATATAGCCCTAAATGGCTGAACAAGGTGTTCTAAGAGACTTCTATAATAGTTAGGCATAATAACACCTGCATAAAAAAAAACCTACAGAGGTTGTTCTGTAGGCTGTAGAAGTATTCAATTGTCTAATTATAATAAGATTATAATAGTTCTTTTAGTTTGGTTTCTAGCTTGTCTATATACTCTTGTACTACGATATTTTGAAATAGTTCATTCTGCTCGTATAAGTCAAGTAGTGTCTTCATTAATATTACCTTTTCATTCTGTCTCTTTTCTTCGCTGTTCATAATCATTATACTCCTTTTCTCTTGATTCCTCATCTGTCGAATCTGTATGTATCAGGCTTAGAGAGTCTCTGTAGCTGTTAGCTGTTAGCTGTTAGCTGTTAGAAGCCTTCCTTTATCTGTCATCATATTAATACCTCTATAATTGTAATGCTGTATAAAAGCCTATATAAGGCTTGTAGTGGCTGTTACTGCTGTATAGGATAAATTGTACCTGTAATATATAAACAGCCCTTAGAATTGATATATGGGGCTTATAGAAGCCCTTTACGTTCTAAGAAGTCCTCTAAGTCTGCCATATATAGAATCAGTTCTGATAGCCTGTCTTGATTGATTGACACTTCTCCGTATTCATCTTCATCTGTAAAACGCTTGGCGGGGGTTGGAATGCTTGAACCTTTATTAATCTTATTCGCATATGACTTCGAATAGTAAGATATCAAATAAACTATAATCGGAATAGCTAGATAGATATAATCTAATCTTAATCTGACGCCTAGAAAATACATAAGATACGGCAGAACTATATCCAATAGTGATGGTAGGTTCCTTATGTTGTTATCAAACCAATATCTAACGTTTCTTATGATGTCCTTCGTTATGTCTAGAATTATATGAACTGTATCATGCATGTTGTCTTATTCTCCTTTCAGTTTGTCTAGTTTCTTTTGTCTTCGCTTCTCTGCTTCTGCAGGTTGTCTAACAGGTATGTTCTTGCTCTTTATCTCTGCCCATAGTTTAATGCATAGCTTAACGAACAGCTCATAGATAGACATAGCGTAAACCCTGCCTAACCATACGTGATTATATGTGGTCTTTACGCTTACGCTATACAGGCACTTGATAGAATCATCATAAGCTAGATTAATCCACTGCGGGGTTATCTCGTATTTATTGACTAGCATATAAACTAGCTTCTCTAATTTCTTCAAAGGTATCTGTACGTCCATCGGGTACTTCTTAAAAGGCTTTATCTTCCTTAATGTCTTGTCTATTGCCTGCCTTCCTTGCTGGTCTGAATAGTCTAAGTTTAATATGTGTTCAATCTTTGCTACCTTTCCAATCTCCATTATCTTATTTTCTCCTTATCTCAATCTTAATCTGAAAACATAAAAAGGAGTAGACTGACCGCCTACCACCTTAATTAGATTATATGACATTGTAACGTAGCTAGATTAGATGTCCCATGATTCTTCATCATCTTCATCTTCTTCGATGAATGCTGACTTATTAGGCTTCTTCACTTCTTCTGGTTCATCTTCAATGTCCCAATCATCATCGTCTTCTGCTTCTTCTACCTTCTTGGCTTCTGCCTCTGCTTTTGCTTCATCATCTTTCTTAAGAACGTCGATATAATATTTTGCTGACTTCTTTGTAGTTACTTTCAGACCTCTTGACTTGCATAGCTTGAATAAATCGATGGCTTTCTTACCTTCATAGTTATTTGCTGTTTCTTCTGCTTCTGTAGGCTCTTCATCTTCAGCTTCTGCCTCTGGTTCTTCTGCAGGTACAGCTTTAACCTTTGCTTTTGGCTTTCTACCGCGTTTCTTTGGCTCTACAGACTTGTTTTCATTTTCTTCTGGTTCTTCTACCTCTTTGGCTGTTTCTTCTTCTACGGGCTTATTTTCGGCTTCTTTAACGTCTTCTGCTTCTGCCTTGGAATCATTAGCTGTCTTCACTGCATTGTTTACTTTCTTGATTGTCAGATACTCGGGCATATACTGCATTAAATCAACTATCTCTTTTTCTGCCTTTGCTGCTAGTCTTGCAATCTTGATTGATAAAATAGGGAATCTTTTCCCTAAGTCTGCAATTGCTTCTGAATCCTTGCCTTCTGCAATAATTTCAACTGCTTCTTTTAAAGTATAATTTTTAACTGCCATGTTTATTTTCTCCTTCTGCTTTATATAGTCTTATTTTAAATACTAGTTTTTTTCTTGTAGTTCATCCTTGATTCTACAATAGTTCATATAGCTTATGATTTTGCTTATCATTTACTTTTCTCATTTTTCTCCTGTAGGTACAAAACAAAAGGTTTACCGATTGGCAAACCTTAGAATTGATTTTGTTAGAATACGAAAGTGTAGCCTTTCCATTTGTTGTTTACTGCTTCAATCTCTCTACTCATTTCATTCAGAACTTCTGCAAGTCTCTTCATTGCGTCGGTATCCAAACAAACCAGCTGCATGAATGTAAGTCTAAATTCAACATTGTAAACTTGATTAATATTTAAGTCTTCGTCCTTAAATCGGATACGTGCTATTCTATGACCAAATCCGTTTTTAAACAAGCACATCTCTAGCTTATCTCTCAAGTCTTTCTTGATTTCGCTCACTTCTTTAAATGTTATTCTTTTTAATAGTTCTTCGTTTGTCATAATGTTCTATCCGCCTTTTCTAAGTATTCTGTAAGTTCGGTTCGCTTACCTCTGTTACAATCACTATTATTGCGCATTTATGACATCTGTAAAGAGTTTTTTAATTTTATTTTAACCAATTCTAATTTTACCTATTTATTTTGATTCTCTTTATTTTGTTCAGTCTGCCCACATTTCTTTATCTCCTTCTTCTGCTACCTTGTCAATAGCAACGTTTAGAGCATTTCTCAGGTTATATAATCCATCTAAATTATCAATGTGTAGCGCACCTTTCATAAAAACTTTTGTACCATCTGCCTTCAACTGCTGGGCTACAGTGAACCCGCCTTTTGAACACTCTGAAATAACAATGTTTCTGTTTTCTGTAATTTCTGCATTAGATAATTCTGTATAATGCGCTTTTTTATAAACTGCTTTATTTTCCATTTAATTTTCTCCTTCTTCTGTTTCTTCTTCATCTTCTTCAATTTCCGCCTGCATTAGAATTACAAATTCTTTTGTTTCTTCTGTATTTAACGGCAATAGGTTCAAATTATCCATTTCAATATAATCATTTAAACCGTTAAACTTGATTCTGCTTTCACCATCGCCATCAACTTGAATCTGCTTAATTCTGAATGCGCCCAACTTCATCGGATGACCGTTTGGAATCTTAGCCTTGATACTTACATCGTTGTTTAGCATCTGCATCAGTTTGATTGTGTTTGTTAGTTCTGAATAGCTAGCCTTGAGTGTTAGATTGACTGAACCATTAGCGCTCAGGCTGTGACCGCTATAGCTAACAACCTCTTTAATTTTTAAGTTCATTTTACTTTGCTGACCTTCTTTCTTTTTTAAACTTCTTCTCATTTTCCTCATTAAATCTAATACGTGCACTTGAACTAGATTTAATTTTTCTTCTTGTTTTTACAGTTGTTTCTTCAACGTCTGAAACATCTAAATCTAAAAAATCATTTTGACTTGTATAAGTTCCTGTTTCAATATATTCTGCTATATCCGTAAGCATATCGGGCTTAACCAATAAATACACCTCGTTAGACTGCAAGAACTGAATAGCAAACACGGGCATTTTATGACATACACCCGCATTATAATCTAAAACGTCAATATCTCTTTTATTTAATTTAATGCTTTCCTTATCCGTGCTTTTCAACTGACATATAACCGCGTCTGATATACCATCCTCTTTTTCTACCCAACCGCTACCGCTGTTTTTTGTAGGCTTCAAGCCTAAACTTTCCATAACTTCCGCTTCGTTCTTTCTGTAGAATCTGAATGACCTTTTCATCATAGTTTACATACCTCTTATAACGTCTGAAATAAGAAAATCATAATCGCTTTTGGTTTGTATCTCCTCTTTCAAGTACAAATCAAAATATCTAAGCCCTACCGCACATATAAGGCTTAAAGTCGCTTTAGAATTAGGCATGATATAATTAAAGTTGTATACTTGACTGTCTGCGTCTCGTGTCCTTTCAATTATAACGCGCATATTCCATTGATTCTCATTTTCTGCACTTCTGAAAAATTCAAACCTCTGTAGCACTTCTTTTTTCTCATTTCTCAAGTTGTACGTAAAATACATACACGTCTTGTCTAGATACATTCTATTCTCTAAATCTTTCAATGTCAACATCTTTATTTAATTTTCTCCTTTTTATTTTTATTCTGCATATCCTGCTCATACAGCTTATAAACGTGTTGCGCTATATCTAACAGGTATCTATAATCATAATCCGTTAGTCTCTGCGGTATGCCGCAACCTGTAGAACCGTCAGAATCATAGAATACATAATAGTAGGTTGATTGTTCGAGTTCCTTTATATCTGCGCTTTTCTGCATTTCTAACAACTGTATGCATAATTCATCGAAACTTTCATCGCTTATACAGTTTACATTCAATTCATAACATAGCAAGCTATGTATAATGATTCTGCGTTGCAAGTAGCTTATTTTACACTGTCACACCAATATATGCATGGGGCTTTATTAAAATTAATCATGATACAGACTTACTACCTCTTCGCGCTCTTGCTTGCTCTAGCTTTTTCACGCTTCAAGCATCCACATGATAGCGTTGTTCCTGCCTGCAGCACACAACGTCTTACAACTACAAAATTACCACATTCACATTGGCACAAATAAAAATGACGCTTTCTTAGCAGTGTTCTTTTGCTCTTCAATGAATAATCATCCTTATACCCTGCATAACTGATGACTTTTAATCTGCCAACCTTCTTACCGATTATATCGTTAGGGTTTATTTTCATCGGATAAATATATTTTCCCTGCGTATACATTTTGATTTCTCCTTTTCCTTTATATTTAATTTAGCCTATTTAAGCGTTCTAAGAGATGTTTTACATTGATTGGTGTATTTGTACCTCTGATATGTCAACACCTCTTATAACGGCTATATTAGGCTTATAACAGCACTTAAGAATAAAGGGTTGACTTAGCAACCCTTTTTAACTTCTCGTAAAGCTTTATGGTATCTTGAGTGTCCTACCATTGTAAAGGTATTGATTGTATCTTTGTCCAATCCTTTTACAACTGCAATCTTCATTGCTTCTTTTAGTTCCATCCCGCTCTTTTCTAACTTCGTTATCATCGTGATACATCTGTATGAGAATGTTGCTCTTATACCCTTGAAAGTTGCTTCATTTCTTAATTCATGGATAAATTCGACTAACTCTGTATTGTTGTTTGAGATTGATAATTCAATGTTTCTAGAATAATCAAATTCGATAATAGCGAAACGGTCCAAAGTTGCTTGGTCTAGAACCATTCGACCTGTATATAGCTCGTCTGCCCCGCTACCTACAGTATTACCTGCTGAAACAAAATGAACCTTTTCACCAAAATTCAAGCGACCACAAGGAAATTCAAAATAACCATTTGCAATAGAAGCATTTAATAATACTAATACTTCTGGTATGCTTGCGTCCATCTCGTCTAAGAAGAAGACCACATCTTTTCCTTCGCTTGCTTCTTTACAAGCCTTAAAGAATTCTGTTTCATGATACTTACCGCCTGCATCAATGAATCCTGTTAGCTTGTATTCCTGCTGAACGGAATTACTAAAATAGAAATTCCATCCTAGTTCATTAGCAATCTGTTCAATTGTAAAGTTTTTACCACTGCCAGCAGGTCCTGCTAAATAAACAGGTATTGAATTTTTTAAACAGCACTTGATAACATCATATTTTTCATGTTTAGCTTGCTTAGTTTCTTTCTTCTGTTCTTTAGGCTTTTCAGTTTTAGGCTTCTCAACCTTAACAGCTTTCTTTGCTGTTATTTTTGGTAAGCTGCCATTTTCACTGTTTGCAGTTCTTCTTTTTCCGCTTGTGCTGTATACCTCTCTGATTTCATAAGGCTTGTAATCTTTCTTGTTAAAATACACGTAACAACCTTCAACAATCACATATCCTTTATAATACTTACGTACATAGGTAAACTGCGCACCTGTCTTTTTAAATTCAATTGTGATTGCAACCTTACCACGCTTTGTAGAAGGTTCAATCTTTAAAACCTTGAAATTAACTTTTCCGTTTTCTATTACTTTGTTTTCCATATTTCTTAACCCCTTTTCTAAAGTACTTGTAAGTTTTGCTTACCTCTCTTACAGATATAATTATATCACATCTGCGCACTTTATCAACGGGTTATTTAAAATAATTTAAATAAATTCAATTTTGCGCTTAATTTTCAAAAGGGGCTTTTACACCCCTGTTTTATAAGTTTTCTAAATCTTCTACGCTTGTGATTTTGTTTACATCTTTTACTATTGTATCAGGTAATAATATTTCATTTTTATCAAGAAATTCTCTAAGCGCTCCGCCCTTAATGGGATGACCATATTCACAGCTGAAAGCTTCTGTAACTTTTGGGTATACCTCGATAAAACGGAAAAATAAACGTCTTAACATAGATGGATGAACCATCGGGAATGCTAATTTTGAAACATTCAATTTCTCATTGGCATTCTTTATACGTACCTTCACAATGAATCTTCTTGTTCCTCTGAAAATACCTAAAACTATATTCAAATTGCATCTATATCCTTGAGATTCTAAGCGTTTCACAATCTGCATTGCTTTTATGCTTTCATCTTCAATTTGCTTAGTTGTTATATACGCGCTGTAAGTAACGCTTTTGTTTAGCGTTATTATTTTCTGTTTCACGCTTACCATTTTGGAATTAACCATGTTTTGCGGGCATCCATTCAAATAAAGCGGTACTATTGCTTGATACCCTTGTACGCTTAAGATTGTTTTTGGTCTTCTGTTGCTTCTTAAGTTCTTATCTGCAACGTTCAGCTTTTGTGTTAACTTGGTAGACATATCAACCCAACCGTTTTTGAAAAGTTTAACCGCTTCGTCAAAACTGTAGGTCTTTGTAAAACTTTCTGAACCTGTCTCGCTTGAATGACTATGATGTTCAAACGTCTTGTTGTAAGGCGTGTTCATAATGTAATCGTAAAACTCTGATAGGCTGTTATACTCGATAACCTCTGTTATACACTTGTCTGTTGCTTTTTGTTTTAGTCTTGTTACTTTCATTTTGTTTTGCTCCTCTCTAGCACTCTTTGTGATGTTGTTTTCTAACTTGCAGACTTTGTGGTGTTGTTTTCTAACTTGCAGACTTATAGTACCACAAATAAATAAACTTGTAAAGTATTTTATTAAATTATTTTTAAAACTTTTTACACATAACATAAATACTAACAGTTAACAGATAATATAATTACTTAACAGTAAACAATACTAACATTAAATACTAAATACTAACATTAAATACTATAGGTATATAACATTTAAGTTAGTAGGTTAAATACTCTAAGTAAATAATAATACTCTAAGTAAATAATAAAGAATTACTAATAAAGAATTACAAAGAAAATATATATATATAAATATATATATACAAAAGAAAGTAAATAAGAAAGTAAGCGCACTTTTATACATTGCCTGTTTGCGCGCTTTTCTTCTATTACTGCGCTACCATCTGCGCTGTCCGTTGTGTCCGCTTTTCTTGCTTCTGCGCATATCTGCACTAGCAATTCTATTTACATCATAATCAGTAACATCATGGTGTTTCTTGTTGTATTCCTTCTCTTTATGCACTTCTTCAAGTTCTGCTTTATACGTTGCGCAACTGTCATGACAGCCTAGAAAACGCTTTTTGCAGTCCTTACAGCATTTAATACCCATTGCCATATTTACACCCCCATTTCTTTAATTAAATTATATCATAAATTAAATAAAATGCAATACAATAATTAAATTAAAATACATATAAAATAGCACTGCGCAACATATGCGCACATACTAAAACAGCATAAAATAAAAATTCGCATTGTCTGCGCACTGTTATAATTTTAATTTAATTTTAATGTTCCTGTTTTAATTTTTCTTTATCACCAACAAAATAAAACATAGATATGGCGCTACTATCGCAAGCATCATTATCATACATATATCTTATACCGTTTCTTGTGAAAGTTCCTTTTACCTTTCTGCCTTTCACTGTTCTCAATACGCTGTTTTCAAAACCCTGCTTGATACACCATTCAACGGTTGGGTACTTCTCTTTTGGAACGCCTAAGCTATTATCCTTTGGTTTGCTCGTACCGATTACCTGTGATTTCCAGCATCTTGTATCTACGCTATATACAGGTATATCGTATTCGTCCATAATATCGATTATGACGGCGTTTAATGCACCCATTGACTTTATATAGTCTATGTTTAAAAAGCCTTGAGAGTGAAGCCTTATGCGCTCTATAATGCATATTATACTATCTGCCTTGCATGTGATAGCTTTTAGCATATTGTCTAGATACGCTTTCAAAAGTCTCCTTCTATCGGTGTTGGTTCTGCACTGCTCCAGTTTGACATGAGTAACCTTCAATAGCTGCCCATCTGCTGAAATACTAACACCACAATTCTTATACGATTGGTCTATACCTATGCTTAACTTATTATACTTTGCCATTACTTTGCTCCTTTGCCATTGTTAAACTCCTTTATATTAAAATAGCCCATATTTCCATTCTAAGAGACTTTATATATAAACATGATAACTAATACCCAATTTATATAAACACCCCTCATAATTGAAATATGGGCCAAATAACAATACTTATATGATTTATAACTGCTTATACCTCTTGTATATGTCCTCTTTGCCTAGATACTGCATATAGAAGTTATTTTTGTCTACCCTAGTGCATTTGTAGGTCCTGCTATTAGTCAACCAAAGACAGATTGAATTATGATTCCAATATTTAAACTCTTTCACTAAATAAGCTATATCGGGGTTGCACTCTTTCAAGTCATTGTAAATTGATATACCTATCTCATAGTGTTCTTGTAGCTCACCTATAAAGGTTTTATCATCATTCTTCCTCATCTAGTCTAACCTTTCCGTTTCCAATGTTCCAGCACGCTTCTCGCATAAAACAGTCCTTGCATCTCTTACATGTTGGTTCTTTTGCGTCTTGTGGTCTCTTAACCATCTTATGTTCGTTAAATACGCGTTCATAATGGTAGATAATGCTATCTGCACGGCTTGCGAACGGTTCTATTAATGTAGGGTCATAATCATACACTTCTATTTTAAAATCCTGCGTGTTCTTATCATCACACAGAACAAAACCTTTTGTATAGTCTACCCCATTCCATGTTCCTTCTGCTTTTGCCTGCTTGATGCATAAATGCATATACCATTGACACTGTTTCCATGCGCTTGGATGCTTCGTCATCTTGCTATACTGAAATGTATTTACAGATTTAATTTCCCCTATCATCCTACCCTTGAAAAACTCGGGTATATAACAATCTATATCGGGAGTATATGATAGCTTATAATCTTTATCAAATCTTGTATAGTCCATATCCTTAGCCTTGCCAAAACCGCCCCTAATAAAAAGGCGTTGCCACTTCTCATGTATAGCGTTTCCTTCTTCAAATATGCGCATCAAGCCAACGCTTGTTTGACTGCCCTGTAGCTGCTTATAAATAAGGCTTAGAACTTGAGCACGTAAACAAAAGTCCTTTTCACCCTTTAGCATTGCGCTGGCGTGTAAACCTGTTCGTTCTTGGGTTTCTAAACCTCTAGTCATAACCTGCTTCACAAACTTGGTTTCCTCTTCTATGTCCTTATCTAAAAAGAATAATCTATTTAAGATTGTTTCTAGCTCTCGCGCTTCTGTACTCTGTATTTTGGTTCCATTCCCTTGCGCTTCTTTCTTGATATTACTAATCAATCCCATTTCTTTATTTCTCCTTTCTATCTATCCAATTATCATTAAAATAATCACAAACCATACAATCAATAAAATCAAAAACGATTGTATATTTAACATAATTTATTCACCTCTTTTTATTTTCTGTATGCATTCCATCATATCACATAAGCATAGATAACAAATAATAATTACACACAAAAAGACAAATTAAAAACGGAAAATACAGATATAATAATATAAGCATTTTAAACATTTATATATCTCCTTTTTAATTTAAATATAATAACAGCCCTACTACTTTAATTAGTAGCAAGGCTTTATTTATCAAGGTCTAAACCTTTCAATGAATAGGCACAATAGAATAAATACTATCATACCTACAGTAATCACATTACCTATTAAGTCAATTTCTTCACTCATTTTTTATTCTCCTTTTAATTTAATTTGTTTTTACTTCTTCTTTCTGATTTAATGCTACCACATTTCTAATACTTTGTAAAGCATTTTTTTTAATTTATTTTTAATTTTATTTTTAAAACTCTATATATATAAAAAAGAAGGGAAAATTTAAACCCCTTCTATTTATTCTTTCTATGCTTTCTTTTTCTTCTGCGCTTCTTATTCTTTTTTTCTTTTCAGGCTCTAACATTTTAGCGCGTGATTTTATAATTTCAACTATCAATTCTTCTTTGTTATAAAACGATGCGTTATCAATATTAAAAATACCCTCTGCAATAGTTCTTAATTCTGATAAATCTTTCTTTTGCATTCTTTCTATTATCCATTTTTATTTTCCTTTTCTTTTCCTGCATCTGTTGTATAGATTTTAATTTTACCAAAATTATCGACTAGCTTATAAACTAGTGCATTTAACAATTTATCTTCTAGCACATCCAATAAATCGATAACAGCTTTCGCTTCTTTTGTCTCAATAACAACAACGCCATCATATACAACATCAATGATTTCATCTAAACCGCACATCATTAAAATATCATATAATGTAATTTTCTTATTTTTCTTAATTTTCTTATTTTCCATTTTATTTTCTCCCGTTGCTTTCTATTTTCTCAATCTCTTTGCTTGCACTTGACATTGTGCATATGTTAGCAATTAGCAGAATTATTCCAATAGGCGGAATAAATACACAAATAATCAACGATACAATAACGCCTATTATTGATACTATCTGAACTAAACTCCAAAAACCTTTCATTTTTTTTATTCTCCTTTTGATTTAATTTGTTTTTAATTTTAACCTTATTCGCTTTCTTCTTCATCATCCGCAAACTCTTTTGGTACTCTCTTGCCAAACTGTTGCGCTCTCTGCTTCATAATTTCTTTACGTATCTGCGGTACTTCATCAAAGCTAACAAATCCTCTGTCAAAAATTAAAGGTATTTCACATTCACCCATTGGATTACTTACTTTTGATTTTACAACCTTACATTTCATAATCAAGCCTATCTTTTCAGTCTTCGCGCTGTTTCTTGGGTCTTTGTTTGGTATCTCAATCCATGCACGCCTTGCTACCTGTATCCTTAAACTACATGCGTGTTTTAATTTTCGACCGCCTGGCGTGTCTGTCTTCTCCCCAAACAGCATAGCGTTCATCTTGTCTCTTACTTGGTTTATAAATATAACTGTTGTACCTGTTACCTCTATAATTTCTTCCACGGTTGGCAGATACTTATTTAACAAGCGGGCTGTTCCACCTATGCGCTGTTCCTCTATGCTGTCCTTTTCTGCTGACTTTAAAACCTTTTCAGCGTCCTCTTTTGGCGTCATACTTGGCACGCTGTCAATACCTATAAGCGGCATACCAGCCTTTGCAAACCTGATTGTTTTGTTTAACGCGTCCTCTCCGTACTTTGCTCTATATATTAACATCTGTTTTGGTTTGTTGCCAAAAACTTTTGCTCTTTCTGCGTCAAAAGTTCCTTCAATTGGAATATCTAAACATAATTCATGTAAACCGCATAAATGATATAGCAGTGTTGTCTTACCGCTTGATTCTGCCCCAAATATTTCTACTATTCTACCTTCGGGCATTCCACCGCCTATAATAGCGTCTAAATCTTCAATACCTGTTGACCATCTATTTATTTTTAAATTCGCATTTTTTGAACCTATCGAATAAATAGAACCTTCACCCTCTTTCTTGTTGATACTATTACATAACGTTATAATCGCTTTTTTATTTGTTTTTGCCATTGTAGTATCTCCTCTCTTTATCTATAAATCTCTTCAAATACAATTTGTTTGGGTAGCATTTTATGACATATATATATACTGCTAAAAGGCGGGTTTAAACTTGGTTTTTGGTCTTCATAATTCTTGAAATAAGATACCCTTTTATTTAAATACATACATTCAAATTCATTGTTTTTAAACATCTCAAACCTTCTCTGACTTTCAAAAAGCCCGACAACACCAACCAGCATTGCAAACGGTATATTTAATTTAAACAATCTTTGTAGCACTTCTGTTTTTACGCTATATGGCGGGTTTGAAATAATATAATCACATTCGGGCGGTTTCATCTTAAAGAAGTCTTTACCTTCACTTATATGTGAATAAATAACCCAATGTCCTGCGTTTTCAAACTCCTTGACGTATAAGCTATCCTTAGTATCAAACGGGCACCAAATAACAGAATTAGGCTCTATATACTTAAGAATAGGCTTGATAGCATATGATGGGGTATAGAACTCATCATTCTTACTTTTCGCAACTTGTGCAACTATCATTATTTAACAATCTCCTTTAACTTTATTTTAAAAGGGGCGGAAATTAACCACCCCTATTTAATTTTAATTTAACTATTTAATTTTCCATATTGTGACGCTTTTCTAACATTAACATAGATGTTATACCATACAATTCTAATTCACTATCGCCCTTATGGGTATCTGCATAGCAAGCAAAGATGGCTAATTTATCATCATTGTTCAGCTCACCGCTTTCGATTAACTCGCTTACTTCTTCGGGCTTAGCGTCCTTTGTCATATTGTAAACATAATCTGCAAAACCTTTGCTGGCGTTGTCTGCCATTTCTTGGGCTACTTTGCATTTTAGTTCATAGCCCTTCTTGTTTTCAACAAAATCTTTTAACTTGCTCATTTTACATTCTCTTTTATTTTAATTATTTTTTTATCTCCTTTTCTAAGTATTTGTAAGTTTGTTTGTTTATCTACATATCTCCCTTACAAGTATGATTATATCACTTTTTAGGTGTTTGTCAATATGCTTTTAAAAGTTTTTAAATTATATATTAATCTCTTAGCGCACGCGCATATAAAGAACTGTTATACTTAACTACCCTTTTAATATATGTCTTCTTGTCAAACTCAAGCGCTCCCTGCTCCTTTAATATGCCAATTACTCTAGTAGTAACAACTCTACTTTTACATCTATCGTAGAAATTATCATAGCTTGTAAATATTCCATGCGCTTTTCTTTCTGCTTCAATTTCAAGTGACGCCTTTTCTCCTACACCTTTAAGAGAACTTAGCCCCTCTTGAATAACTCTTTCTCCGTCCACTTTTCTAATTGTAAAATCGGCTGAATAGTTAACGTGTGGCAAAAACAGAAGCGCTCCGTCTCTTACTGCCTTTTCTTTAAACTTGGCTATTTTACCATCATCTTTTGTATACTTCATTTTAACATACCAAAATTCTAAAGGATAGTAAACTTTATAATACATCTCTTCTAGAGATATAAGGCTATATCCTGTCGCATGACCTTTATTAAAAGCATAATTGAAAAACTTATCAAAAATATCTCTTGCCTGTAAACGGCTCATACCGTGCTCTTGAGCGCCTTTCTCAAACTTTTTAAGATAGTTATCATAATTTTCATTAAACGCCTGTATAGCCTTTTCTGTTCCGCCCCTCTGCATTTTAATAATCTTGTCTGCTTCTGTCCACTCTAAACCACCGATATTTACAGCTATAGCCTGTACCTGCTCTTGGTATAGCACACATCCATATGTCTTTTCTAAATATTTCGCATACGGTAGCGTACTATCTATATTACTTCTATCATGTTTATTTAAAGCGTAAACATCTTGCATTTTCAAAGAAAGCGGACCTGGTCGGTTTAATGAGTTACACGCTACAATATCGTCAAAGCTGTCTACGTTTATTTGTTGTAAAATGTTATGAGCAGTTCTCTTTTCAAACTGAAACACCCCGTCGCAATCCCCACGGCTAAATGCTTCAAGTACCTTTTTATCTTTCGCTATATTTTCATCAAAACCTTCATGGCCTGTTAGCTCTCTCAATTCCCCTAAGCTTGACATTGTTGTAAGCCCTAGAATATCAAATTTAATTACATTGATTTTTTCCATATCGTTTAAATCGTAGTTTGTAAAATACTTTCCCGTCTTGCTGTCAATTCTAATTGCGGTATACTGTAATATATTGTTACCTGTAATCGCTACACCAGCCGCATGTGTTCCAATAAAACGGACTTTATTATACAGCTTACTGAAATGTTTTATAACATTATCATACTCCGCATTCCATAATTCTGCTTCTTTGGAATTGACTATCGCATCCATATTGATATTACCATCTAAAATATGCTTATTTATAAATGCTTTAATTTGTTTTAATTCTTCTTTATTTTCTGCTAAATTACCGCAAACTTTAGATAAATCATTCAATAGATTATCAACCCTATATAAACCATATGAACAAATTTGTGATGCATGATGCGAGTATCTTTTTACAAGGTAGTCTATTACCTCATGTCTTCGTGATGTTTCAAAATCTAAATCAATATCGGGCATTTTCTTTTTATCAATTCTTAAGAACCTTCTAAAATCTAAATCGAATAAAACGGGGTCTACGTCTGTAATATGCAATGCATAGTTTACTAAACAGTTGCAACCACTGCCACGCCCCGGACCTACTTTTATACCTACCTTCTTCGCATAGTTTGTATAATCCTGCACCATCAAGAAATAATTTTCAAAACCATGATACTTAATTACCTCTAGCTCTTCTTTAATTCTATCAATATATGTTTTTGTCCATTTTCCGCGCTCTTTCAAACCTTCTTTAATTTCTTTTTTTAACAGTTTCATAGAATCATAATTTTCATCAAACTGCGGTAGTTTCTGCTCTAGCGTGTCCAAAATATCATCACTTACTTTATTTTCTATTTCTTCTAGATTTTTAACCATTTCTTTCGCAAGTGCTTTTGTTTCTTTCTCGCCAAAATCTTTTGCGTGCATTTTATAAAAGCGTCTCATTATTTCCTTTTCGGTTGGCATATAACGTTCTTTATAAGTTGCTTCTACATCCATAAAATCATGCTTCGCTATCTCATGCATTTTCATATAGGTATCAAAATCCTCTTTACGTCCTCTATGGCTATCTGACGTCAAAATTAACTTGATACCTAACTTCTTCGCAAGCATGATTGATTGTACATTTACTTTTTCTTGTACGCCCTCGTCTGTAATCTTATAAGGCTGTACCTCGATATAAAAATCATCGCCAAAAATACTAACCATTTTTTTTAGATATTTTTCAGCCTGTTTCAAATTATCATTAACGATGCATTGTGCTAAATATCCAGCAACACAAGCACTAGTACATATCAAACCATTATGATACTTTTCTAATAATTTAAATGTCCAGATAGGGTTATAATATTTAATTTTCTCACCCTCAAATTGAATTGTATTTAAATTAGTATATCCTTCTTGGTTCTTCGCAAACAAACATAAATGATAACCCCTTGTTTGTGGTTTATAGACAGGTAAAAAATATCCCTCGCAACCCATAACGGGTTTTATCCCATTTTCTTTACAAGCATAATAATGCTTTACTAATCCGTTAGTGTTACCGTGGTTTGAAATACCTAAAGAAGTATAGCCTAACTCTTTTGCTAACTCCGCTAATTCTTCAGGCTTTCCAAAACCGTCAAAAGTGGAATACTCATCATGTCTATGTAAATCAATCATGTTTAGCACCTTCTTTTTCTGATAATTCTATATACTTGTTTAAATACCATTGCGCTTTCTTAATATCCTCTAACCCGTTCTTATTTGCATGACGGTATAAATATTTAAAAGCATTACAAATACAAAAGCTTTTAACCGCTTCTATTCCTTGTGTTTCTTGCATCACTTCTATACATTCAAATTTTCCTGTATCATAATGACAAGGATGGTTCACATAGTCCATATAAAAATACCTCTTTTTCTTCCTTTTCTTTTGTCTGTCTCTATCATATACAATTATAGGGGGTTTTTCAACCCCCATTTAATTATTGCTTATTTAATTTAGTTATGCGCCCTTTTACAATCTTAATTTTATTTTCAATTGCTTGTGATAATTCTTTAGCGCTGAAATTAGAAAACATAGCAATATTTAATAATTCTATAAAGCAGTCTGCTAATTCTTCAAGTTTAGCGTCTTTATCAAATTTATCATTGCGGTAGTTTTTCCATCTTTTATCGCATTCCAGCACCTCGCCAATCTCTGACATTAATTGCTGTATATGATAACTTGATAAGCTGACATCATCGCACGGCACCTCTTTTGTAGTGTCCTGTTTAAAATTATCATATGCACCTTTAATAAATAGCAACCTTTGATTTAATAACTGCGCATTATATAATTTTTCTAAAGTAGTATCTTTTGCGCATTGACAAATACACTTATTTTTATTTTCTTTACTCGTCTTCTTCTTCCCATTCATCTTCGCTGTCTTCGTCTTCTTCTTCGCCCCAATCTTCCTGGGCATTGTCATATTCTTCTAACAGATTAATATAATATTTTGCGGGTTTCTTTTTCTCCGCTTCAATTTCTCTTTCTTTGCATAATTTATATAATTTTAGCGGTGTCATGCTAGAATAATCATTTTCGTTTTCTTCTTCATCCCATTCTTCTTCACTATCATAATCGTTTTCTTCTTCGGGTTCTTCAACTACTTTCTTAGCAGGCTTCTTTGTTGCTTTCTTTTTCTTTCTTTTTAGGGCTTCATCCTCTTCTTCATCTTCTGTTTCTTCGCATGGGTAAGCTTTATCAATCATCTGTAATACCGCTTTGTTTGAATAAGGCTTTGCCTTAGCGTTTCTAAATTTAACTTTATCCATCGGAACAACTGAATAAGTTTTATTTTGCGCTTTTCCTGTTACGCTAATAACATAGTCTCTGTCTGTTAGTGTTCCATAGTTCTCATACATTGCCATTAACGCTGGAATTGGTGTACAGTTATTAACAGCATACATAAACAGCTGTACTTCTTTTGCTTCATAGTTGTATACTGACCAAACATATTGGTTACGTGTTCTTAAGCTTTCATCATCACAATATGGGCATTCCCTATCAAACAATTCTTGGCATGGTACATTGATACCTAACTCATATGAATCATGGAACGGAATTTCCATCCCCTCGTCCATATCCTGTAAAAATCTAATGCGCTGTTTCTGCCCTTCTTTGAAATACGTAAATTTTCTTTTATTCTGTCCGCCTTTTTTAACGTCTGCTTTAATCTTATCAATTAAACTCATAATCTTTATATCTCCTTAACTTAATTTTATTTTTTATTTCTAAAATCTTGCATTGTTTTATTTAAACATTTTTCAAACTGCTCTTTTGTCATTTCTCCTGCGTCTTTTATACCTTTTAGGTATCTAAAACGTGTAACTTTAAAATACTTCTTCAAATATCTGTAGCCCTTTCTACCGCATTCATCGTTATCAAGCGCACAAATTATTTTTGTTATTCCTTTGTCTTTTAATTTCTGCATCTGTTGCGCTGACATTTTCCAGCCTAATATAGCAACTACATTATTTACGCCGTATTGTATGAATTTTAACATATCCATATAACCCTCAACAACAAACACGTATTGTTTAGCGCCATAATTTCCAACTAGAGTAGTAGCACGGCTAAATCCTTTGTTGTATAAATATTTTCTTCTGCTCTCTATTTCTTTTATCATTGTACGACAAACCCAACCTCTGAAAATACCGTTATCAAGCATTGGAAAAATTAAACTATAATCACGTTGATATGTTATTTTTGCTTTGGCTTTCAATAACGCTTTGTCTGTAAAACCTCTTTTATGCATATATTCGCTTGCTTGTACTGCTTCTTGCTCCGTTTCGGCATCTAAAGCGCCCCATGCGGTTTTTTTCAAACCATGGTAATAATCATAGGCTTCATCATATAGCTGTCTCTGTAGTGGCTTATTTTTAATTTTAGGGGCATTTAATTTAATATTGCTTACTTTGTTTGATTTTAATATCTTCACAAACTTTCTACACGCCTGTAATTCGTTTAAATTATGATATTTATTTTCCATCAATTTAACAAACGCCAATGCGTCACCCGATAAACCACAACCAAAACAATAAAATGAGCCTTCTTCTAAATCTATAACCATACTTGGGTTCATATCCTCATGAAAAGGGCATACTATTTTTTGTTTTAAATTTATTGTATTAGGTATTAAATTATAATACCACAATACTTTTGCTAATTCTTCACCACTCTTTTTATTCCTCATTTTCTGCGTTAATTGCTTTTGTTTCTTTTGGTTCTTTTGGTTCTTCATCGTGCTTACCTCGTTTCATTTTAACAGTGAAATAAGGTTTCTGACGCTTCAATATATAACACCCTTCAAGTTGTTCTTTGCTGATTAAACCTAAATCCGCTAATTTATCAAGTTTCTTTTCATCAACTGTTTTAGTGACATTTATAAAACTCTTAAATATCTTCGGGTCTACACCACAACTTTTTAGATAAACAATCAATCTATTAATATCGGTAATAGTGTAACTTTTATCAATAACATCTTCACACATTTCTTTAGATAAATTATTTTCTAAAACATCAATATCAAAAATAACTGATGTTTTTTGTACTTTATTTACAACTAATTCATTACCTTCTAAATCATCGTTATCAATAACTAATTTACTGATACCTTCATAATTAAACAATTCCTCTGCGTCATTATAAAATAACTGCTTAATTGTGTTAAATCTTTCCTGTCTTTCTTTAAATTCCTTTTGCTCATTATAAAACTCTTTTATAAAAGGTATAAACTGCTCCTTCGTATAATCAGGCTTTTTCTTCTGTTCTACAAGCATCTCTATGCACTCCTTTTCCTTTCAATGCTTCATATACTCCTTTAGGGAATCTACTCCCTGTCTTAACCCAAACAACATCATTGAAATCAACAATAAATATTTTTCCGTATTCTGTTTCAAGTTTCAATTTTCTCTTAGTACTTGACTTTGCCACAACCATAGCGCTCTTTACTTTGCCATTAGGCAATTTAAACGCTACAATAGTACCATTCGACACATTTTCAATGTATGGCATTTTCTGCGCCATATCAATTTTAGTAGTGCTTTTATAATCTTCATTAGGCACTTTATCGGCAATCTTTACGCCGTCCATTTTTAAAATCTTTTCTTTCTGTTCTTCTGTCATTTCTTATGACCCTCTCTTTCTAATATTTGTGGTGTTTACCACCGACACCCTTTTATGGGTGTTTCGTATTAATTTTCAAATACTCATCGGGGTGATTTTATTTACCATTCATAAATATATTCGTTCTCAACCGTATCAACTAATTTACCATCCTCGAAATGTAAATCAATCATACAGATGTAGGCTAAATCTTTCAAACGCTCTTGTAACTCAATTTCCTCTAGCAATTTGCGACCCGCTTTGTACGCTTCTTTTGATGTGTCAAAAACAGCATCCAACATTTCTTTTTCTTCACCTAAAACAAATTCTACACCATACTTAATCATAATCTTACGTCTTCTTTATTTAGTTTTCTTTATTTCCTTCTGTATATTCTGTATATATTGTACCGCTTTATTATGTTCCTGTCAACCCACAAAATTAAAAAGTGGTCTTTGTTTGACCACTATATATAATATGATTTAATTTCATCATAGCCCTAGTTTGTGAAATAGATAGCCTACTACTAGACCAATAATGCTAGTAATTACATATCCCGATACTTTACGCCACATCTCGCCGTCTCTGTTTTCTAACTCGTCCAATTTTTCGCCCTGCTCCTTCTGCGTCTCGGCTAGCTGCTTCACACTCTGCGCTAGCTCTCTAACTGATAAAACTAATTCTGTAAACTGCTCTATCTGTTCTTCTAGAATCTCAAGTCGCTTATTCTGTCGGCGGTCTTCATCTTCTAATCTTCTGCAAAATTCCTCATGTTCTGCACGTGTTATTAGTGTACTATCCATCTAATCACCCCTTCTCTATGCATATGAATAAATGAATGAGCCACAAATATATGCAGTACTTACATTTGCACTGCCATGCATCGACGTGAGTGTCCAATGGTTGGCGGTCACGTCGCCTGTGCTTGGATAAAAACGTAAGGTTAAATCGGTGCTCTGAGTCTGAACTGGAACGAATAAATTTATTTTTGGTGCTTTATCTTTTGGGAATCCTTCCCACATAAACCCCATAGAATTACCGATAATCGTTTGAGTAAGTGAACCGTCCCAATTCAACTCAACAATTTTCGCACCTTCGTTATATCTGTATTTTAATGTAATACCACAACCATTCTTGCCACACGATTTCCAATCGCTCCACTGCATAGAAGTATTTAAATTAGTAATATTTTTTTGCAATCGTTCAACATCTTTATTTAATAGCTGTATCGTGTCTAATAATGTATCTTGCGAACCTATACTTGTAACCCAACCACATACAGTATCATCATTTCTAGTGTCTGTAATCATTGACTGCGTCAAAACTGCTGTATTTGCGTTAACTCTTACTGTTGCCAATTGTAATTCATAAATATCGTTATTTCTTGTAATTGTTGGTTTAACTGGTGATGTTGACAAGCTGCCTTTCTTAACGTGTATCTTAATTTCTCTGTTGGTAATATCCAATCTAACAATAATACTATCAATGCGTGATTGTACACCATCCGCGCTATCAAGCGTAATAGAGAAACTACTATCATTTTCGTATCTGTAACCATTAATCCACGCCACGCCACTTTTAACAATAATCGACATACCGTTATTAACAACTACCTCTAATTTACCGCCTAACTCTTCAAATACACCGTTTGTAATAAAGCTAGCAAAATAGTTTGCAAAATCTTCGGCTAAATATGACCTGTCATATTTTCCATCTGCTGTCGCTACAGCATTGAAAAAACCGTATTTCTCCATGTATATTCATCTCCTTTTCTATTTAATTTTATTTTATAGCTTTCTCTTTATTTTCTGTAAAATAGTTGGATATGAATATCCAAAAGTCAAAGCTAAGTTATATTCTTCTCCATAGTCTTCTTCTACTTCTGTAATTCTTGCTGAAATCATAACGCCTAACTGATTATCCCTTATTGTAACTTTATCGCCTTTAAAATAATCCTTATTAAATTTATACTGCACATCACCTAAAACGCGTATCTTTGTCTCGAAAGTTTCTGTAGTTATGCATTCTGATAACTTGTCATTTCCTCTATTCAACAAAACTTGTTTATATTGACTAGGCGTTAGCTCTATAGCATTTCCGTTTTCATCTGTACCGTTACTCTGTAAGTCTCTAGCATCAATATATAATTCTTTTCTGTCGAACCCGATTAATTTATCATCACCAGATACCGTAGAAACCCTATCTGCTCCTTCACCTTCGCCTTGAACAAAAGCCACGTTCTTTTCATCTTGGTTGTTAGAATAATATGAACTAGACAAAATATCATCTAAATCTGTAGAAAACTCTACTACTTCGCTACCTTCTGCGGTAGTTGTCTGCACCGTTCTATCTACACCCTCAACAACCTCAAAAATTATCTTCTTTTCTTGCGGTTTAAACAGTAAATTATAACCTAAATCTGCGCTACTTGCTATATCTGTTATAGCGTCATAAACTTCATCGCCTGTCTTTTGCAGTGATATTTTATCACCTAGAAAATTATCAACCGCACATTCTAAATAAGGTATATTTCTGTTAGCATATGAATTATTTATACAGTTATTTTTGACTATCTCATACATGATAGTAGAAACATTCTTATTACTAGCTATATATGTTCCCCATATAATCCTAGTTGTCAATATTGCTTCTAATGTTCGACCTTTAATATTAAACTTTTTGTTTCCGTCTTCATCCATCTCACTTTTAACTATTTCAATAATTCCCGCGGTATCACCGCCACACCAAACAAAATAGCCTTTCTTGAATAGTTCCGCGTTTTCGTCTGTAATCGGCGCCCATATCTCAAAGCTAGCGTAACCATTGTACTTATCGCACCACATCAAACTACTAAAGTTATTTACTTCTCCGACTAATTCAAAAGCTGTATTGTCAACTTTGAAAATATTGATTGATACTTGACTATTTAATAACATTCCTGTACCTCTAAATAACTACCATTAAAATAAATATATACATCTAAATTTTGTACGTTCGCATCGGCGTCAAACTGTAATACATTATCGCCAACATCTAATTGTAGCCAATCGCTGTTTAAATCGCGATATTTAAAGTAATTTACTTCTTCTCCGTCCCGTTTGCCTGTTATCTTTTTACTTCCAATAACAGTATTAACAGTTATCTCTTCTTTATTTGTCATAGTCTTATTTAACTTAAAATAGCTTTGCGTTTTGATGTTTGTTATGCTTGGGTTGGTTACTGCGCCATTTGCTTTAAATAATATCTTCATACCTGTAGGCACATCACCTTTATTTAATACATTAAATATTCTATTTTTCTGCTTTATACCAAAAGTAACCCCTTTGTTTGTCTGCACCGCTCCGCTCCATTTTTCTATTTTCAATGGAAAATGAAAAGTTGATTCAATCTGCGATGCTGATATAACTGTTGTTTGAATATCTTTAAATAATGGATATGCGCATAAACCTTCAACCTTAAATTTACAAACAACCTCGTTATTTTCTGCATTAGTTGTAGAATATTTAATAGTTGTATTAGGTAGAAAACTAATAGTATAACTCTTATAAAATAATTCAATTTCCTGTTGTGGGTTGATAAATCTATTTAATTTTCTTTTTCTATCCGTCATGACCGTATCATTATCGGCAATAACCCAGCCTGTAATTGTTATCGTTCTAGTACCTAACTCTGTATTAGTTACATATACGCCATTTTGATTTATGTATTTGTAAGAGTGATGTGTGCTTTCAATCGCTCCCCAATCAACATTTTCTAAAACATAATCGGGGGTTGCTGTCATACTCATTTCAATCTTATCACTAGTTGTTGTATTCTGCAATATAATATCTTCAACCATTCAACTACCCCCTTTTATTTAAAAGCCTTCTGCCAATTCCTGTTTTGTCTTCTTCATCTGTCTTGATGCTTCTATCTCGTCTATTGGTTTTGGACTATTAAAGATAAATGTATCACCGTTTCCATTGTCTCCCTTTGGTTCTTTAATATCAACATATCCACTTGAATCGTTGCTTTTGTCAAAACCGTTATAACCTACATAACCGATTGAACCATCTGAATTAATAAATAAATTGCCCGCCTGAATAAGCGTATTTAACGATTTAAGCATGTTATTAACCGATTTACCTATTCTAGTATCAATACTGTCAAACCATACCGCTATATCTTTATATATTGATTTAACAGCGCTTGAGAAGTCACCAACTGAACCAACCATACTTACCGCTATATCGTTTACACTTAAATTGTCAACGCCTTTATTTAACATACCTTGTATATTTCTTAGCATGGCAGGCATTGCTGACTTAAAGCCGTTTGTAACACCAGGCGGTAAATATGCACCAATCTCGTTAGCGAAAACTGTAGATGGGGAGTGAATACCTAAAGCACTCTTGGCACCGTCCACAACCCCTTTAAAGAAGCCTTTAACGTTAGAAACGAATCTGTTCTTTGCTGATACAATACCTTTCCACACACCATCAACAATGTTTGAACCAATACTTAACATTTTTGACGGTATGCTTTTAGCTATATTAACAACATTGTTTAATAGACTTACACCTGCTTCTCGACCTTTAGCACCTAATCCGCTCACAAAATTTCTTGCACAGTTTATAGTGTTGTTAAACCATTTTGCTATACTGCTTGGTAAATTTCTAATAAAATTAACTACATTGTTCACAAAATTAATACCAACCTGTTTTGCGCTGTTAACCATGTTTATATCCCATTGTCTTACTGTATTAAAAGCACTAGTCAAAAAGTTCATAATATTTGTCGGTAAATTTCTAAAGAATGTAACTACTGCATTGATAAAATTAGTTCCCATCTCTCTCGCTTTATTTACCATGTTAACTGTCCAAGTCGCTACAGTTGTAATAACATAACCTAGAAAATAACCGATTTTATAGGGTAGATTTGTAAAGAACGTAACAACCGCATTTACAAAATTAACAGCCATCTCACTACCTTTATTAACAACATTTACCGCGAAACTAGAAACCGTGTTTACTATTGAACTGCCCATGTTAGTAAAGAAACCTGTTATACTACTCCATATACCGCTTAAAGAAGTACCAAACCAACTTAATATTGAATTTGCTACGCCACCCAATAATGAACCAACATTACTAAATGATGCTTTAATTCCTTCCCAAACTGAACCAAATATTTCTTTTACACCGTTCCACGCCTGCGTCCAATTACCCGTAAATACACCAATAAATATATCTACAATACCTAAAATAACATTTAACACTGTATTAATAACTGTACTCACTTGAGAAAAAGCACCTTCAAAAATCGGCGCTAACAAGTTACAAAAACCTAGCCATACAGACTTTATCACATTTACGATTGATTCTAGATTAATACCTAAAGCGCTGAACCTTTCGGAAATACCGCTAAAAAATGCACTAAAACTTGCGGTTATCTCTTTAAATGTTGCCATCATGTTATTTCTAAATTGTTCATTAGTTTTCCATAGCGTCATAAACGCTGTAACTAGTACCCCGACCGCAGACGCAGCTGCAATCGCTGGGGCACTTAGTCCACCTAAGAACGAACCTAAAACAGATGCTTCTTTTCCTAATCCACTGAACCCCGCTTTAGATAATGCAAACCCTTCTTGTATATGTGTAATACCTAACTGCAATAATCCAAAGTCTTTTTGTACTGTACCGATAACCTTTGGAACTGCTCCAAACGCTGACATTAATTTACCAATAGTTGATGTTAGCTTACCAAAAACAATCAATGCTGGACCGATTGCACCCACAAACATACCCCATTTTACTATCTGTTCTTTTTGCTCTTTTGTCATTGATTGTAATTTTAACACAACCCTCTGAACCCAATCAACAAAACTTTTAAAATAAGGTAAAAGCACCTCGCCAAACTGTATAGCAACACCCTCTAATGAACTCTTAAGTATTGTTAGCTGTCCGCCAAAATTATCAAGCATCGTTTTTGCGGTGTCTTCTGCTACGCCCTTGCAATTGTTCATGCTGTCGGCTAATTTGTCATACTCGCCTTGTGATAAACTCAACAAACTTAACAAACCGCTCATACCTTCCTGTCCTGCTAAAACAGTGGCATAATATGTTTTTTGTTCATCCGTCATACCGCTAAAACTTCCGCGCATTTCTGAAACAATTGTATTTAAACTTTTAAATGAGCCATCTGAATTAGTCAATTTTATACCTAATTCATCCATAGCGCTCTTAACATCATCTGTCGGCTTAACCATTCTTGCAAGCATAGTACGTAACGCCGTTCCTGCCTGCGAACCTTTAATGCCCGACATAGACATGGCAGAAATAGCCGTTGTTACATCTTCAATGCTGAACCCCATTGTTTTTGCAATTGGTGAAATATATTTAAATGATTCCCCTAAATCTGTAATGTCAATAGTTCCTGCATTTGCTGACTGCGTTAACAGGTCAGCTACTCGTGATGCGTCTTTTGCTTTTAGTCCAAAGCCTGTTATAGCGTCCGCAACTATTGTTGATACCTGCGCTAAATCTTCACCGCTCGCACTCGCTGAATTTAAAACGCCAGCCATACCATCAATAATATCGTTTGCACTCCAACCAGCCTTCGCCATCTCTGTCATACCGTCCGCAACTTCACTCGCTGACCATGCAGTAGTTGCGCCTAGCTCTTGGGCTTTCTTATTTAACTTCTGTAATTCGCCACCGCTTGCACCACTGACCGCCTGCACTCGTGACATAGCACTCTCGAAAGTAGAACTAGTTTTTATAACTAAACCGCCTAAGCCAATAATTGGCGCTGTAACTGTCTTAGTAAGAGTTGACCCGACCGCTTCTAGATTCTTGCCCGCGCTCTGTAAACGTCCGCCTATCGTGCTAGATATTCTTTTTGTAGTGTCTTCCGCTTCGTTTTGCGCTGTCTTTAAACTTTTCAAAAAACCGTTTATATCAAGGTCTAAATGTCCAACCGCTGAACCTACGTCTATCGCCACACTCTCACCCCTTTTCGTAAATAAATTAATTTTATTTAATTTTCATATTGCGCGTATAAGTCTTTAAATGATTTATATTTTTCCTTGAAAATTGGTTCTTCTCCGTCTTCTAATTTCTGTATGATATATGCGCACGCTTCATCAAAACAAAAACTAGTATATGGGTCTGAAATGTCTAAAAGCGTGCTTGGTCGGCACTTGTAGATGTTAGCCAACCCTAGCACGTTTAAAATCTTCTTGTTCGCTACGAAAGTTTTCCAAAGCCTTAACTCCGCTTTGTGTATAGTTAAAAATTGCCATTACTTGGTCATCTGATAATGTCATACCACTATCAATAATTTCATCATAAGTAGGCTGAACTAAAGAAGCCTTAACAATTACCTCGCAAATATCGTAAATATCTGATAATGTTTTTCCGTTTTTGGTATCCATACCGCTACCGCCTTTTGTGAATAACTGCGTCGCTGAATTTAACAATGCATTTGGAATTTTGCCCATCTTTGCTAACATTAACATAGATGGTCTTTTAACTCTTGCAACAAAAGGCTGACCCTCTGCAAAATCGGGAAAACGTACGATAGTACCATTAGAATAGCTCTGTAAATCTGATAGACTTGTAATAGTCATTGTTTCATCACAATTAACAGGCTTTACATGAGTATCTGATGTAGGCATTCTCACAGTATCATATCTTTCAGTCTTGTAGTAATCGTTAGTTGTGTCATTACTATTACTTTCAAAATTTTCGCTTCTTCTGTTATAATTTCTATTTTCGTTTCTATATTCTTTCATATCTCTCTATCCTCTCGTAACTTGTTTTAATTTAATTTATAATACTACTACGCTGCTAACGTTGGTAGTGCACTTACATATGTAATTGTGTAAGGCGCTTCGCCATTTTTTGGCGCTGAATTAATTGTATATTCTGGCGCTCTAAATGCTCCATCTTCTGACCCAAAAGCAACTGGCGTACCTTGGCAATTGGGGTATGTAATCTTTTCATACTGCACAATCTGCCCACTCGCATCGTACTGCGCTGTATATACATTTAATTTAAACACTGTACCTTTATCCTTTGAACCCGCTGCAGGAGGTGTATATCCTGTTACCTTTGATGTTTGCGCACTATCATATGTAATACTACCACCCTGTAAAACTACAACTAGTTCGGGATTGAATACGTTATCTGTCAATGTAATTTCATTGCCTGTAATAGTAGAAGTTTTAGGCTTCTGTGCTCTTAAGATACCTTTTACAACTAATTTAACGGCATCCTCTTCTTCAATCTGCGGTTCTACTTCAATCTTATTTGCTGTATCAAAAGCAAACTCCTGGGTTTTAGTCTCGATAGTTACTAAACTACAATCAATAGTAGCAATTTCTGCTTTTGATTTTTTAACATTTCCAGCCATAAATTATAACTCCTTTCTAACTAAATTAATTTAATATATCTTAACTAAGTATTTATAACTTTTTATAATTTTTGTAAGTTAAGCTAACCATATGCGCTTTTACTTCGTCATCATAATAACTAGAAGTCTGCTCATGTGTAGGTAAAACTTTAGGCTTTAGCCTTTTCATTCCCTCTTTAGTATCTGCAATAAAAGGCTCTAAGAGACTGTATTTTTGTTTAGGCACATACAACATCAATGTATAATAATCGCATATTGTGCTAAAGCTTGATAGTTTAGAACCACCGCCATATGCAACCACGATGTAAGGCGTTATGCATTCACCCGTTTTAATACCAGCGGGGTAAATAGACACTTCTTCTTTATACCAATCTTTTAAATTATTATATATGTCTTTCCAAATTGAATTGCTTTCTGTAATATATTCATAATGTGACATATTATCCATACAGTCTCACCACCTTTCATTTATAATTTAATTTTATCTAAAATGTTATTTAAACCTTCTACAACCCTTGGGGCTTCTTTTTTAATTGTTGGCGCTATAATCGCATAGTTCTTTTCATGCGCTAATTCTAGCCATTTTCCATACTCGACACCATGTGATAATGTTATACGTATTGTATCACTGTTAGGTTGTGACACTCGCGCCCTTAATGTTGCTTTTGCCATTCCTGTTCGGTCTGTCCATGGTCTATTTGTTTTCATTTCACTTTCTAACAAGCTAGCCTTTGTGGACGCGTACATTAACACTAGCGCACCTAACTTCACGCTCATAGTATCTAAATTCTTTTTTAACTTAGATTTATCATACTCAATCTTTATTGCCATAAAATATCACCTACCAAAAGGATTATTAATCTTTTCTACGGGTTCTAAAGATATATCAGCAATTATACCCCAATTCTGTATATTTGTAACACCTGTTATTCTATACTCTGTGAAATCAATGTTTTTGTTCTGCTCGCCTATCATTATGACATCATCAACTTTTAAATTTAAGTTATTAATATCCTCATATAAACACATAATCATAGGTATCTTTTTAGATATAACTTGCGTTGTGTCCGTCATTGATTTTTGTATATATCCATTTTGCTCATGGTATAACCCTCTAAATTTGCCTACACAACTAGTAGAATTAATCGAACTTTTGATAGGCTCACCATAATCGTTTACGCCATAGCGTCCAATTTCATAAGTTTTACCGCTACGTTTTAATTCACGCCTTAGCTTATATGCTTCAAACTTTGTATTAATCATACTGCAAACCTCTTTAATCGTCTGATAAAATACCACTGTTGTATCTTCTATACCTTGACGCCAATCTTTTAAAGTATGATGATGTATCGCTAGTAGATAAACCACTAACAGATATAGTGCTATCTTCCGATTTAATGATTAACATTTCATAGATAGTAGCATTTATATCACCATTGTTCTTATGTAAATAATAGATAAAATCATCATCCTCAAAATAAGGCGCTTGCGCTTCTCTTACTTCTTTTTTGATAATATCAATATCCGTCATGTGGTTCACCTCTCGATATAATTTAACTTAACTATTTTTATCAATTGACTGCTTAATAATATTTCTTGCTTCACCAATATTTTTAGTATTAGAAATATCAATATTTTTTAAAGAAGCATATGTTTTTACTTCTTCTTTATTCCATTGAGAAATAGGCTTTTCCATCAATTCCTCAATATATGTTTCTTCATTTGTCTTTTTAGTTTCTTCAACTGTTTCTTTCTTTTCTTCTTTGTCTTCTACTAATTCAAAACCCTGTTTTTTAAAAATATCATCATACGCTCCTTGCGTAACTTCAAAAGTGTTAATAAAATTTGTAATCTTAACCATTTTATCAGCACTCCTTTACGAGCTAGCTTTTTCGGTTTCCATGATATAAACTTGGTCGGCTGTTTCAAAAGAAGGTAAACAAATCATAGAAACAATAGTTTCAACGTTGACTGGGTCTGTTTTCTGTACTGATGTAACCGCTACTCCTGTATCTGTAATTGATACGTTAGCTACTGAACCGCCCATTAAATCGCTTTCTGCTGGTGTTGTACCAAACCATGTTTTACCTAAGTCACCGCTTGGGAATAAAACGAAAGTACCAGCAGGCATAAACTTTGTAGTTGCTCCTTTTTCGTCAACATATCTTTTATCGTTAACAAGAACCTCAATCTCTAATTCATCCATTAAGTACTGTCTTAACTGCTTATCTGATACAGCGCCCGCACCATTAGTTAAAACAAAAATAGCCTTCTTAACTGTTTCAGAGTTTCTTAAATTTCTCCACGTCTTACCATCGCACATAGCACGTGTGATGACTGCTCCTGTTTCATCTTGGATTTTTTCTTTCGCTACTCTAATATCTTCGATAGGGTCTGATGTCGCTGTCTCTGACCAATCAACCGCTGCGCTTCCTTTGTGTGTTACGCCATAATCGAAACTGAAACACTGACCGTTAGAAGTCATAGAAACAATGCCTGTTGTTAACGCCATCATGCGCATTCTTTCTCTTGTTGCTTTAGCACCTCTTAATAATGATGTTTCATCATCGAAAATCTTATTCATAACGCTATCAATATAGGCTTGTTTTCCTGTTTCTAAAACCATATTTAATTCTTGTCTTAATTCTTCATCAATATACATTGATTCTTTAAAATATGGCATTTCTGCTGTAAGCTTTGTAAAACCAATACGTGCACGTGGCACCGCGTTAGCATCAAAGGCGCTTGCTTTAAGTGCAACGGGTAAACCCTTTGAACCTTTAATCCATTTTAGACTTAACCCGCGCTTTTTATCATCGGGAAAAAGTTCTTCACATGGGTAAGGCGCTTCGTCTGCTGTTAGTGTTTCCCAATACGCTGTTAGTTCCTGCGAACTCATTAAATCAAAAATTGTCATTGTATCTTATCTCCTTTCTTTTAACCATTATAATCAACTAATGTGATTAACTTAGTAGCACCAGTACTATCTAATGCTGTTTTTAATAATGTCTGCGTTGCTGTGTCAATCTTATTCAAATCAACAAAACCAAAAATTAACGCTGTTCCATTTGCTTGGTCTTGTGATAAATCTACATCATGTAACAATACAGCATTTGCAAACACTTTACTATTATCTACTTTTACACATGCTCCACTAATGTTCCTTAAATCTACATGGATTGGTGTTCCTGCTTTTGCTGTAGTAGCAGAATCAGCAATTGTTTTTGGAACTAAACACCCAATGCTAAATTGTAGGTTTGGGTCTGCTAAAATCTGCTTAGGTGTTGCACAATCTGCTTTAACGATACCTCTTTTGTTTAACATAAATTCAAACTCCTCTCAAAATAAATTAATTTGTTTTAATTTCCCCAATATGATGATTTTTTATGGTTTCCGCGTCTCTGCGTTGCAAGTCTTGCGCCTAATCCGTTTTTACGCTTACCGCTATTAGTTTCTTTAGAATTATTAACACTTGAACCTGTACCACGCTGACCTACAGAACCTTTTTCATCATCTTCGCTTGGTTTGAACCAAATAGGGTATTTATCCTTAAAACTTGAAATAACTGTTTTTAAATCATTATCATCATTTACTTTTGCAAGCGCTAGCGTTACGGCGTCATCCACAAACTGACCTTTGACACCTAGCACCATTATTTCGGCTTTTGCTTCTGCTAACATTGCGCGCTGTTCTAATTTTAATAATTTAGTGTTATTTTCTGCTTCACGCTCTGCGTTCTTCTGTTCTTCTGTCTTCTGACTTTCTACAAAAGACTTAACCGCTTCAATAGTCTTTTTATCTTTAGGGTCTAAACCTAAAGCCTTGTAAACTGAATTTCTGCCCTGCTCTTTTTCTCTTGCGGTAAATCTGTTTACTTCTTTTTGTGTAAATAACTTACCACCTTTATTTCTGTCCTTGTTATCATCTGTATTATTTGCATTTGTACCGTTGTTATCATCGTCATGATTATCGGTATTCTGCCCGTTGTCTGCGCCTTCTGCGCCATCTCCGTCTTCAACAATATTGTCTAATTCATCATCTTTCATATTTTTATTCTCCTTTATTTAATCCATGTTCTTTGCTCTCATGGTAGATAATTTTATAACCGTCATAATTATTTTCTGACGCTACGAACTCAAACGTCCCGTTGTAAGTATCGTTTACTAAATCAACGTACTTTTCTAGAATCTTCTTTTTCTCTAGTGCTTTAGCGCATAACTTATTGATTACTGCGCTGTCATTGCCATTATAATTGCGCAGCTTTCTTTTTGCCTTTTCTAAATCATGCGCAAACTTATAATAGTTTCTGTCTTGAATTGATACACGATAAATCTTTTTACACTTTGGGCACATAAAGTAAACTAAATGCACGTTTACGCCATCTAAATTTACAATAGTTTTCTTTAAATCGTCTTTATACAATTCAAATTCACTTTTGCACTCATCACACCTAACTAGCATGATAAATTTATTTAATTTTTCTTTATTCATCTTGAATACCTCTTTCGCAATTTAATTTAAATACTTAGCACTAAAATAAAATTTTCATCCGTTCTTTTATCATATACGGTTTTACCTACATAATAAGTTTTTAATTTATTTCTATATGCTTCTAAATTTCTGCGCTGTTTATTAAATTTCAACTGCTGTTTTCTTGTAACTCTACCGCTCTGTTTTAATTTTGCTAATTTAACAAAATTCTTAGAAACGGTCTTAAACGCTTTTAATGACATTTCATCATCAATCTGCACAAAATATTTTTTACCGCACTTAGGGCAAACATAATAAGTTAGATATAATTTCTTATCATCTCTGCCTTCTTCTTTGTAAATAAACTCTACTTTGTGATTAATACCATTCGCACCAATTAAATTGGTTGTCAGCTCAAACTGTTCATTACAATTCGTGCATCTAACCAGTAACGGCTTGATTTTTTTTAATTCCTCTTCACTCATTTTCTTTTTTTTTACCTTCTTTTCTTCAAAACTTGTATACTTAACCACTCTATTTTATTTTACCATATTTACACAAGTTTGTAAACACTTTTATTTAATTTTTATCTAAAATTTATGTAATTTTTATTCTATTTATTTTGTTTACTTTTGTTTCTTATATTGCCCTTTTCTTAACATGCTCTATTTGCCTTTATTTTGCGTTTTAGGGGCTTTTTCATATTGTAGGCAATATTTACCGTCTAACACATCATTAGGCTTTATACGGTTAAATTTAGCACATTTAGACGTATTACATGGTTTTTCTGTATCATCAAACTTAAATCTACAATCTCTACAGATTAAATCGTTATTTGTGATACGTTCCATTTTTAAAGGGTCTTTTGTGAATTTATCATTCATACTATTTAATTTTGTTTCATTCTTTCTAGCCATCTTGATATTCTCCTTTTCCTTTTCTTCCAAGTACATCATAGCACTAGTCAAACAATCTGTAAATTATGCTTTACTCTGTAAATTAATCAATGTCATATATATCTTTTTAGGTGTCTTATTGTCATCATAATACTCTACATCCTCAAGTATATATCTGCCGCCACGATTTATTAATAATTCTTTTTCACCCTCGAATACAGATATACTATCTACATACATCGCTTGTGAGCCTTTAGGCACTTTAACAATATACTCTATAGATTTATCAAAACCGCCGCGGGGGTCGGGTGACGCTGAAAAGAAGGCTTTAGCGGTTAACGGTGACCCTTTGATATTTTCCAAATTCGCTTTTGAGAAGTCAACTCCCAATTCTTCAAGCATGTTATAATCATCTCCACGCCTTACTATCATATCCCTTGTAGTGCTTGCTTTCTCCAGCGCGCTCGCGCACATATCAATACTATTTATAATTCTTTCGCCTACTTCATCCGCGGTCATTTGACCTCTTAAGTAAGCATTCATCAACTCATAGCTACCACCCGTATAAATTCTTACCCCGCGCTGTTCTTCGCTTGTAATCTTTTTAGCCCATTCATTGCACCACTCGCGCATTTTACGTAAATTGTTAGTCCTTAAACTATCATGCCATTCTTCTTTATTATACCCGCTCTTGAAAGTTTGTATAATCTTATCAACAACTTTGCTATCTTCTTTAGGCGATTTCTTCAACGCTTCTTTTGCGGTCTCTTTCACCGCTTTTTTAACAGTTGCCTTTTCTGTAATCTGCTTATCTTTGCCGTTATATATATGCTTATCATACCACTCTTGCCATGTCAAGCCTTCCTGTTGTTTAAGGAACTTTGCTTCTGCCTTTTGAACATGCGTCATGCTCTGATACCATGTGTTCATCGACTTTGTACTATTACCGTATTTACTTAAATAATCCTTTACCGACTTAATCGGCTTCGCTTCGTAACCAAAATTACTTGCGAACTCATCTATCTCGGGGTATGTTCCATCGGGACTGTTAAACCAATCCGCTAGTTTTTCGTTCATATCTTTATCTATCGTTGGCTCCATTACACACATACCGTTAGGATGGTCCATCGGTAAATCGTCCTTTTTGTAATGCACGCCATCGCGTGACATACATAACTCACATACACGGCTACCATTTGCGCGCCATACATAATCTAAAATAAACGGGTTGTCTTTCGTTGTTGATATAAAACTCTGCTGATAGCTATGTTGTACTAGAGTTCGCGCTAACCTCTGCGCGTTATAGTCAACCTGTTTCTTATATATTCGCACACCGTCTGCCATACGTAAATTCCACGGTAGCCTTGCATTAGGTCTTACATAGCTTTCTAAATCCTTCACAATATCATATATAGGCTTTTGCTCGGCAATTCCTTTTGCCATTACTTGGTATATATCCTTTAAAGTCTGTTCGTTATCTCCCCAAATTCTTTTGCTTAAACTCCAACCGCTCTTATATATCTGGCCTGTAACAAGTCTCTCAACCGTATCTTTAGGCACATAACTAAAAGTAGCATTTAAACCTTCCTCTGAAAAACCAAAAGATTTTAACCATTCTACATTACTCTTTACAACCTCGTCCGATATAAGATACATATTACTTTTTATTTTATTATATATCTCATTGCTTACCTGTTCGCTTGTCTTTCTTAGCTGTCTTCTTAACTGCCTGTAATACCTTTCAGAAATAAAATCGCTAGAAGCAAACTTGTGGGAATAATACTCCGCTTGTTTTGCTATGTCATCCGCCCAATCTTCATACAACTTAGCAATCTCCTTTTGTTGTTCCACCATAATGCTTTTCTTTGCTTCTTCGGCGTCCTTAAAAACAAGCTTATTTGCCATTCTAGCGCCCCCTTTATGAATTCATGTATATTTATATCAATTTTATTAATTTAGCCCTGTAGTGTCCTTATTTTCTTCTGTAGGGTAAGGCTCTGTATCTTCTGCACCCATGAAAGAACTTTCTTCTATCATCTGTCTTTCTTTTGCTATCTGTTCCAATTCTTCTTGAACTTCATCATCCGTTAAACCTCTCCACTTCTTCATATAGGCTTTACGGCTCATTGTCTTACTTTCAACTTCTGATAAATCAATGTTCTTTTCTTCTATCTCATCTTCGGGGAGTGGTATATTTTGCTCAACTTTGATTTCATAAGGTACATTAATCAATTCATAATCAACGTACTTTTCTATGCAATGCGGGTAAACAATAGCCCCTTGTATGATAATGTCAACCATATTTCTCAATTGTGGCGCCCACATCTTCATCTTTTCCTTGCACCTAACAATCAAGCCCCAATATATAGCCTTTAATGCTTTACCGCTTGTTACAGTTGCTTGCAACTCCTCAATGTCGGGCATGTCTACTTGCTCATATGCTGACTTTTTAACACGCTTCAATGTAGTATCTAAGCTAGCGCTATAACTCATATTAGGCTCTAACAAACCTACAACGGGATGGGACTGGTCTAAGTTTTGGTCGGACCCCATATCCCAAAAAGCGCCCGCACCTGTAGATAAATTCTTTGTACTGTTGCTATCCATATCGACAACGTACTTTATAGGGTTCATCCCTTTTCTCTGCGCGTCGATATCTGCGTTTGATAGCTTACTAAACCATGATTCTTCATCCTGTAGCATTTCTATTTCCGATTCGCCTTTCTCGTCACCTAGCAAGCCATCATTAATAAAAATACTAACAGGTATGACAGGTAATAAAATTTCCTGTCTTTCTGTAACTACCTCAAGTTCTATTCCGGCACCATCATAAAGGATTTCTTCTAGATAAACAACATTATCAACTAGTTCATATTTTTTCTTGAATATGCGCTTATCGCTTAATGTGGCACTATCTTTTACGATAATGAAACAAACAAACTTTGTAATAATGTTTGAATTGCCTATCTTAGTATCATAAATGAATTGTGTAGAAGGTAAAAAAGTTATTGTAACGCCGTCAACTTCATTGAAATTAACTAAGCCCGCTACACGCTTACCAATGAAGCAATCCTTAGCACCTTTGATTAGATTCTGCTCAAACTTGTTTCTGTCCAATACCGTTTTTACTAAATCGTTCATCTGCGTTATAGCGTCTTTAATTTCCTGCGTTGTCTTCCCTAAATCACCTTTAGGCTCTATTACAATGTCGGGCTGTTCTGCAAACAAGAAACGTGCTTCTTTGTTGATTAGTGAAGCGCACATCTTATAATTTAATTTTGCAGGCACATAGTCACCGTTTGTTCCTTCTGCATTGAACTTAGCACCTTTTCTATATATTCTATAATATTCGCATATCTTCGTCAGCTCACTTAAAGTGTCTCTTGCTGAACCATCAACCTCTGCATTAATTAATGCGTATGGTATCTTATTAAACGCTGTTAACACTTCTGTAGCTGTTGCTTTCTGCTCTTCACTAAAAGACATAACTTAACACTCCTTTTATTTTTTAGTTCCCTTCAATAGCCATTCCCACGTATTTCTACCTACGATACCATCTTGAGATAATCCTCTGTTTCTCTGAAAAACCTTTACTGCGTTTTCTGTTCCACCGCCAAAAATACCGTCTACTGAAATATGAAAACCTACACTATTTAATCTTTCTTGAATAAGTCTAGTGATGTTGCCTTTTGCGCCTTTTTTAACAGTTACACAAGCGTCTAAAGTTTTTGGACCTCTTAAGCCATCAACGTTTAAACCTTTATGAAACTGATTATTTAACTCTGTCTGTAGTCTTGCTACCCAACCATCATAATTTAATTTAGCTGTATTGTTATTTGGTGTTGGTATAGGTTTTGGCGCTTCTGTATGAGTTGCATTATTTACTGTAGCATTTAGAATACCTTCTACAATTGCCTTTGCGCATTTATCAACGTTCCATCTCACTTTATCTATTGCATTGTCAACAAAACAGCATTCAATTAATAAACTTGGGCTTTTTGTCTTTCTCAGCACATATAACTTAGTAGTTGTCTTAACTCCTCTGTTTCTGATACCTAGAGAATTGGAAATGTTATTAACGATTCTCTGCGCGTATCCTTTCGCTCTAGAACTATCACTATATACATATACCTCTGTACCTGTTCCACCGCCAGCATTTAAATGGATTGAGACATCTAAATCTACTTTATTCGCATTACACTTATTAACGATATTTCTTAGGTTCGCATTCTGCGTTGCGCCTACATCATCCGTACAATCATAAGCTGTATGTCCATTTGCTCTTAATAACTCAATCACTCTATTTTTTACCGCTCTATCTTCGTTCACTTCGTCTAGCAATCCGCTTGCTCCTCTGCATTTAAGAGAATGTCCACCGTGTACATTTAATTTCATACTTAATCACCTTCTTCAAAAATAATCTTAATGTCATAATCTGATGCGCACATATATTCAATCTTACACCCGCGCGCTTTGTTCCATCCTTTACACAAATAAATAATATCTGCTTCTGATAATAGTTCAATTGACTTACCTAACTTAAATAAGGGCTTTTCATTACCGCCAAAATAATTATCAATAATCTCTACATCATTATCGTATAATCTTTTAATGTTTTCAGCAGCCTTCGCTCTATTTAATTTAATTTCACGTTCTGACAACCCTCTAATAGGTTGGGAAATAAAGACTTTCATCGTATTACTCCTTTTATTCCTCTTCTACTTCTGGAATACCGCCAATGGATGTTAGAATAGAAACGATACCTGCAACAATAGCGCTTGAAATTACCATTTTCCAATCTACAGCATCGATGACTGTTGCTGTACCGATTACAGCTACTGCTGTTTGCGCTACTGTTTTAATCGCTCTAATAAGTGATGCTTTTAACCATTTAACAGTATCAACATTTGGTTTGAATACACAATTCTTAAACATAATCATTTACCTTCCTTTCTTAGTTATCCTTCTAACTGCATTAATTCTTCACACTGTGATTGTGTAATCCTTTTGCCTAAAAGGTATACATCTAATAAATTCTCATTTTCTTCTGTCAAGCTTTCTCGTTTAATTTTATTTTTCATTAGTCTGTAAATCATGTTTATTCCCCCATTAATTGTTCAAATAAAATTGAATCATATTCACATTTTAGATATGCTTCTTCAAGTGATTCTTCTTTGTTTATAGGTTCAAAGTCCTCTTTTGATAGCCCTAATTTTCCATCATTTTTCTTCGTAAGTCTGTCATGGTGTAACCTCACTCAGTTTAACAGTATATTCCACATCGCTATGCACTGCCACATGGCAGCTATCGCCGTTTGAGTTTCTGAAAGTAAGAGAGCCTCCAGCTTCTACATTAAAAGGTTCTTGAAATGTATCTTCGATAATGTCTGAGATGTCTGTAACGATTGGTTCTGCAAGTTCATAACAAATAATTATAGAGCCGCCACTATCGTATAGGTTTTCACAAAATTCTTCAATTGCGTTCGCAGCTTCGCTTGGGCTTTTTCGTTGTCGTTTTCAAATCGGTATGAAATGCCTTTATTTAAATCCCATAAAGCAGCTAAACTTCTGTTTGCTCTTGCGTCTGCTTTTGTGTTGCTGTCAAGGTCTTCTCTTAACTTGCTTATAGTGCCTTCCCTTTTTGCTTCTGCTTGAGTTCTAGCGGTTTCTGCGCTAACTCTTTCGCTTTCTGCTGTATCTCTATTTGCTTCTGCTTCAATTCTTGCGCTTTCGTTAGCTTTCTAATTCATCTGCTTTTCTTATCTCTTCATTCTGTTCATGCGCTTTGTCATTCAAATCAGCGGGTGATGTCTTGCAAATTAAATTTAATTCCCAAATACCGCTAATCTTAGTTATCTTACTTGATACAATAAATTCATCATCTGCTAAGGTGATATACCTGTTACCCTTTGATTGTTATTGCTATATGAGTATGTAATATACTTATAATAGTCTTTGTATTCTTGCGGAAAAAGAAAATGTAACGTTTCATCTAGATTCTCATGCTGATTACCTAAAAAAAATATCTTCTTTCGATGTCTTACCGCTTTTGTCGATTAGAATATTAATCATTATATTATTCCCCATTTCTTGAAATAATTTTATTTAATTTACCACTTATTACCGCTTCTAGAATTAAAATCTTTTTGTTTTAAGTCTGCAACCGTAACGGTATCCAGCGCATACCATATAGCACTAAATGAATGCGGGTCTATATTGAACTTATCATATACCGTATCGCCGTTCGGTTTTCTTAAATAAGTAAGGTCTCTTAGCTCTCTTATTGTATTCTTACACTTTGGACTACATATTATCTTTCTAAATCTCTTTATCTTACGCGTATTGCTTAGCCTACTTCCTGCAAACTTATTACGGCACGCGCGCATCTGATAACCTTTTTGTCTGTAATAGCTGATAGCCTTCGGGTCTTCATTATCTGCTACAATCTGCTTATATACGCCTTGAGTAGCGTAACCTTCTAAGCGGTGTTTTAACTCTACCATAGGCTCATAGCTTGCGAACTTATCATCTGTAACATGGTTCATGTATATTTCATCCCATATGTATAAATAACCGCGCTTTATATCTACGCTCATACTGATTACCGCATTAAATGATTCCTCAAAACCAAAGTCAAAACCAAAATACATATTTTTAGCACCTAGCGCATTTACTGCATCCTTAAATGTCTTCGCATTGCTTGCTACTCTAAATTGCGGTAAAACTCTAACACCATTTGCGCCAAACCTTCCCCAACGCGCTACACGATATAAAGGTTTATCATAGTTTTTAATATCCTCTAATCGCTTTTTGTAGCTCTCTGGTAAATAAGGGTTATCATCCATTAAACTATGATGATAATATACGCCGTTATGTATTAGTGTTCTTTTCTTATATAGTTCTTCATCATCAAGTATAGTATGTTCATTTCCCTTTTCGTCAACAGATTTAAAGAAATGTCTATACACCCAATTCTCTTTTCCAACAGGGTTACATGACAATATAAAATGCATACTTATGTTAGGTGTTCTAATACGTCCTAACAACTCTTTATAACCCTCGTATTTAATTTCGCTACACTCTTCTAACCATACAATAGATACGCCGTTTAATGATTTCACTTTTTCGGGTTTATCCATTCCCTTGAAAATAATGCGCGAACCATTAGGGAATCTAAATTCCATCGGCGCCTTTAACGCTCTTACTCTTGTCTTAGTGTCGCGCTTTTCTTCCTCTACTAAAAGGTTCATACTGCTTAATATTTCTTTAAACAAGTCATAACATGATTCGCTTAATGTATCATATACTTCACGTACTACCAATACTTTTCGCTTTTCCTGTAGGCATTTTAATATAATCTTAAGCGCTATATGATAACTTTTTCCGCTACCATAACCGCCTACTAATAAATAAGTTTCATAATACCAATCAAAAACAAAATCACTAAATCTTTCTGTTACTTCCTTAACTATATTCATAGATTATTCATCGTCCCACTCTAACGCATCCCATTCTTCTTCCGTGCTGTCTTGCGCGCTTGCGCTTTGTTTGGCATTACTTTTGTCTGCGCTATTTGTTTTATTTTCTTGCGCGTTTACTTCCCATTCTTCGCTATCATCATTTTGCGCATCCTTACGAATAATATTAACTGTAATATTACTGTTTTCTTTACTCTCTGTCTTGAATTGGTCTCTGTTGCGCTTCCAATTATCTGGTTTTCGATTATTTAACCAACACATGATAGCGGTCGGGTTTGGGGGCATTTCTTTAACTAATTCTTCAACCCTTACTTTTCTATTTCCGTTTTTATCTGGCGGGCTTATAATTGTTTTAACTTCTTTTACTTTGTAACCGCCTAGCGCTGTTTTTAATAGCGCATTTTCTACTTGATAATCAACGGTTTCTTTTCCTTCTTCTATTGCTTCATTTATTGCGGGGTATTTCTTGCGCCACTCACAAAAAACTTTATACGATATACCTATTTTACGCGCAATATCTGCAAGAGTAAAATCACGCGCATAGCATTTTAATAATTCTATTTTATCGGGTCTTAACCAATAATCAACCTTGCTTTCTCTCTGTCTACCCATTATTATTTATTCACTTCCCTTTTATTTAATTTTCTTTATTATGCGCTACTTGCGCACTGCTGTTTTTAAAATACCTTTAAATAACACAAATAGACAGTCTTCTGACTGCCTTTATTAAACTTAATATTTAAATTGTTTTATTTATTTTTTACTTTATTTTTATATATTCACCACAAATAATTATTTATATATTCATTTTGTTGTTTTAATTTGTAAAAGCTATTCCCTGTTCTTATTCACCTTTGCGCACGTTGTCTCACTCGACATTGTGTATATTTCACTTATAATAAATCAACAAAATTAGTTTAAAAAGTATATTGGGAAATTTAAGATAAACATTAACGAAATTATTACTATAAGTTGCTTGCTTGTATTCTATGGATTAAAAAGTAACTGAATGTGAATAAATTGTACTAAGTTATAAGGGGACTTAATTCTTATAACTATTTTATAAAAATGATTAAATTAGTTGGATAATCAACCATTAAAACAAAGGTATGATAAATCAAAAAGTATTGTTTTATGAAATTAGAAACACACTTTGTATTGTTTTAAAAAATATTTCAAGGATTATTCTACATCTACATTCTACAATGTGAAATATAAACACTTTCAGAAATGCATATTTACAACTTTAAATGAATATTTAATTTTAATTAACTAAGATATGTATAGCGCTTTTACATAACTCAATTATTTACTTACTAACTTAATTTTCTTATTACTCTTTGTCTTAAACACTTCTTAACTTAGTACTTTGTTACCCGCCCTTTTCTTTTGCTGTATTCTGTCTTTTTCATTGACATCGGTAACTAACTTTCTAAATATATTGTACTACAATCTTATAGACTTGTAAAGTACTTTTTAATATTTTTTTTAATTTAATAGTGTTTTACTACGGTGTTATCGCTTCACTCTATTTTTTTAACCTGCCCATGTATGCGCTCTTTTTAAACGATAATTGTGCTATACAAACTTTCATTTCAATTTATCATTTTTAATGATTGCACACTCTCTTTCTCCACTAAATCTACTTTTGTTGTTTGATACCCATGTATAACCATTAGGCGCTGTAAGTGCTCCTTTTATTTTAACCCAACCTTTAGGAAGTTCACCTTTTATCACATGATAATTTTTACAATTATTTTTTTTCGTTTTGATTACCTCTTTTCTAAGAAATTTGTTTATCTCTTTTCTTTATGTCTATAAACTACCATGACCATGTTTTTAATGTTTTGTAAACACTTTTTTTAATTTTTTTTAAGATTGGTGTTGTTGTGTTATCGCCTCACATGAGTTTTATAATTTGATGTAATAAATACTACCATCGTGTGTTTTAACGATTGTCATATATAAATCATAATCTTTTTTATAAACTACCTTGATTTCTACACAAGCACTATAATTGATTCTTAGTGGTTCTCCTTTATAGCTGTCGCTGTCTGATGTTACATCATAACTATCATTTACATAAAAGATATCGCTATTGTTATCTAGCATATTCTTAGCGTTAAATTCTGTGTACATAGTCATATCTAATTCAAAACTTTCAATGTCTGTTATCTTTACTGTTTTCATATTCGTTTACCTCTCTAATCTTAGAATTTTTATTTTTTTATTTCCTCTTTAACTTACAAACTAATATTAACATATAATTTAATATTTGTAAAGAGTTTTTTTTAATTTTATTTAAAATAAAGATTTGTGTTTATAGTGTTGTCGCTTCACTTTCTAACTATTTGTTATAAGCATCAAACAGTTTTCTATTTTTGTTGTCTACATAGTAAACAGCACCTTCGCTACCACCCAACCAACCAACATAAATCGTCTTGGTTTTTTAAAACATCTTCTAAAGGTTTTAGGTATGTTCTCGTACCGTTAGATGTATAATCTGCACCTACCATAACTAAATCCATACCGTTGACAGTAAATACACCACCATTAAAACCTAACTGTTTTAATTCCCAATTAAATGCAATTTTTTCAACTTTCTTAAATGTAACTTTTCTCGTTTTTCTGTTCTCCTTTAACACTTTTATTTGTTTATCTCTTTTACAACTACTATTATACTGATTTTTAACCGTTTGTAAATAGTTATTTTAAATATTTTTAAATTAATTTAATAACTGTGCATATTGTTTATATACTGCAATAATTATTATATTTGTTAAATACCGTAAATAATATAACTTATATTGCTGTTAAATACTACTAATGTATATAGCTTTATGTTAAACACTATTAATGTATATAGCTTTATAGGTTAAACATAAGATGTTATCTTAGTAAGATGTTATCTTAACAAGATTTTATCTTAGTAAGATGTTATCTTATTTACGTTAAATACTATTAACGTATATAGCTTTACGTTAAATACTATTAATGTATATAACTTTATAGGTTAAATACTATTAACGTATATAACTATTAATGTATATAACTTTATGTTAAATACTTTATAGGTTAAATACTTTATAGGTTAAACATAAGATTTTATCTTAGTAAGATGTTATCTTAGTAAGATGTTATCTTATTTATGTGAAGCGAACCGCTTCGTTGCCCCACCTCGCTTACACTCCTTACTCCCCAATAGTACCACTGCGCATTCCATTTTGTCAACTACTTTTTTTTGATTTTTTTTTTGGGCTTTCATTTTTTTAATTTACCAATTTAAATTATGCTGATTATAAGGGCATTTTTTTAATTGCATGATTAAATTTTCTAATTGTGA